TATGCATCAACTGTTTTTTGTTGTATCTCACGCTCTTTTTCTAATCTCCTAGCTTCATCTCTTTTTTTCTTCCCTCTTAACAATCCAAAAGCTGCAGCTGCTAAACCAACAACAGGTATAGCTGTTGCACCTAAACCTAATAATCCTGCAGCGGCAATACCTGTACCTCCTGCTTGTAATCCTGTACCTACAGTCTCACCTACATTCATTGTAGTTGGATCATCATCATCTGCTATCATTTTTATACCTGTACCTACTAGTGCAGTTATACCACCAGCTTTTGCTGCTGCTGCACCACCACCACCACCTGTTAAATCAGTTAAAAAACCACCTGCTCCTGTTTGTGTAACGGGCACTGTGCCTGCAACTTCTGATCCAGGAGTTAATGTCATTGGATCTACACCAGCTGCTTCTGCAGCACCAATTGATTCAAATGCTTGACCACCTTCAGTATATAACATATCAGGTTGAAAAATTTGATTTGTAGTAGGATTTTGAAATGCAGTAGCATCTGCTAACGGAGCATCTTTGAACATAACTTTACTACCAAGATTTGTCTGTGCAAAACCACTAGTGCCTTCTACAGCATATGGATTTGCAAATGGATTCTGTATACCTAACCCTTCTAATATTTTTTTACCCTGCGATTGTAATCCTATGCCTGTCTGAACTATACCAGATGGATCCATACCTGTTTGTAAAGGATCAACATCGGCTAATATTTCTTCTTGTGTTGGTAAATTAATTTGCCCCGTATAAGGAGATGTCACGTTTGGATTTTCTTTTTCCATAGACATGTCTCCACCCTCTATAAGATCGGAATATATATTTTGATAATCTATTGCCATTTTAGTTAAAGGATTTTCTAAGTTTTGAGCCTATTGCAAAGATATTAAATTTTTCTTCGTGTGCAGAATATAGTTTTACAGTCAAATAAGTACCTGTCATTCTAGACTTATCAAATTCATATAGGTTGCTTAAAGGCAAGCCATTATCATCTAAATTATTTATGTCTGGTATAGCAAATATATTACTTCTTAAAGGAAATCTTAAAACACCCTCTCTATACTTATGATGTTGAGTTGGACTAGTTTCAAATCCATACAACCCTAGTTTTGAATTATCTGTATAAAAAGTAGATTTATAAAATAAAGGTAATGTCTCATTTGTATCATCTTGCAAAACATTTCCATCTCTATCAATTCTATTTTCAAAATGATATATATCACCTAAGTCTATAGCTTGTAATTTTTTAGATGTAACATAAACATTCAAATTATCAAACTTTTTGTTTACAGTAGAAAAATCATTTATAGACATTTCCAATATACTAGCATGTAATGATTTTCTCTCTTGATTTATAACTCTTAAATCATCACCATTCGCATCATACTGTAATTGTTGATGTGGATCAGCTGTAGGATTAGAGCTATTAGGATTTATAGTATAATGTCTATCACCATAAAACCAATTTGGTATATCATTCGCACCATATTTCCAAAGTTGTAACGAACCCATTCTTAAAGTTCCTGATTGCCAAACGCCAGGAGTATCATGGGTTGAAGTATTTACATCTGCATAATCCTCATGTCCTACAAAATATATATCAGTTCCATTTGGTAAAGTAGGATAACCTAAAACACTTACATTCCACTCTTTAAAATTCATTCTATTTTTTGTGCTATAAATATATCCTTGATGTGATATCCAATGTGGAGGTGTTAGATCAGAAAAACCTGTAAATACATCTAACTCTTCATTATATATTAAAGTATTATTTATTCTCCATCTTTCTGCATATCCACCTAAATGTGATGGCATCCATGGATTTATACCCAAAGTAGGTGTTCCGCTACTGTTTGTAAAAACACCATCACCTTCAGGATAATCTTGTCTATCTTTAACATCAGCTCTTAAACCATCCAAAAAAGTATAAAATATTCTTCTAGTTTTGTAGTCAAATGTTCCATGCACACCTATAAAAGCTAAAGGCATGTCATTACGTTTAACTCTACCGTTTGGATCTAAATGATAATTATCAAAAGATTTTAACCTGCCTTTGTTTATATAACTAGACAGCTTTGATTTAATGCCTTTTTCATCACTTAAAACTCTTAATCCTTTTCTATCTACATATTGTATTATTTTTTCATTATCTACATCAAAGAAGTATAAAGCAAGATTACTATTTATTAAACTTCTTGTATGTCTTGACCCATATGTATTAGATATGTACTGTTCTGTTTCTAGTGTTTGCCCTTGCCCTGTAAACAACTGCGTTCCTGTAGTATCATCATTTATAAATGTCCTAGGATTAATTAATAGTTTACCAAATGCTTTTTCTTGTGTAAAATATATTTCGTTATTATGATTTATTAAGCCTGTAATTTCTCCATATGCTCCTTCTACATCATGGAAATTTAAATATGGAAAAGTTCTAAATGCATCATATGGCTCACCTCTTAATTTAGTTTGAGAATAAGATACTTGATATGGTAATTCTAAAGATTCACAATCATCCTCTCTGATAGAAACAAATCTTTTTAAACTTTTTTCTTGTGAATAAACAGGATTGTATAGCCAGTCATTACTTACATATGCAGACTCTTGATCTATACCTACTTCTGTATCGTTATTAGCTAAATGATACCCACTTCTTAAAACTGTATTTACATAAGACTCTACAGGAAAAATTTCAAATGATGATCTTGAAAACCTTGGATATGGACTAGTAGTAGCTTGATGCGAGTATAATGTTACAAAAGTATCTCCACCAAAAACTATAGATGTATGTCCAACTTCATCTGCTATCATTGGATGAAAATTACCCGCAGCAATATATCTTGTATTTTCTATAGCAGACTTGCTATTTCCACCATATTGTCCTGGATTATCTTTAACTATATTAGCCAATAAACAATATGGTATTTTTTTTGATTTTCTGTGCAAGCCTTCTTTAGATCCATTACTTGTATGATAATTTTGATCAGTAATTACTCTAGCTAGATCTGCCGTTCCCATTAACAAATTCTGATTTGTTTGACGAAAAGTAGGATTATGATTACCATGAAATAATGGCAAGATATTTGTATTGGATAAACTTAATAGTATACCTCTTGTCCCTCTAGATATTTGACTATAGGTTTGTGAATTATGATTAGTTTCCCCCATATATCTATAAGCAGAACCTGCAAGAAGACCATTAGTATTTAAATTGTAAGTTCTTGAAAAAGAAGCAAAAGGATCACCTACAGTAAAGTTATCACCATCTAAGAAATTTCCTTGAGGACCACTTCCAAAATAATTACTACCCCCAGACATGTGAGCAAACGTTAATGAATGGTTTGTAAACCCACCTGAATTTCGTCCTGTAGGAAAACTAGCAGGACTTTGCCATGTTTCAAAAAAAGAATTATCTACTATTTCACCATCGTATAGTTGTTTTCCATTAGATAGTCTAAAATAGTTACCGTGATATTTTTGTGCTGTCCAATTATTGATACCAGGATTATGTCCATTTGATATTGGGCTAGAAAATGGATCGTCTTGTGCAGCTGGTGCTGATCCACCAGATACGCCATAATTAGAAGGTATGTCATAACCAGCTGTTGTTTTATTATCTATTCTGTCAACATATAATTTATCAGAATCAAAATAAATATTAGATCCATCACTTGTTACAGTATCTGATATATAATGATGAAAATATGTATCATAAACTCCCCATTGCCCACTTACTGCAACCGCTCTCTCTGCATTATCTATTATTTGAATACTAGAAAAATAATCTCCACGATCATTAGTTGCCCACCATCCACCATATTGCCAAACTTCATCAGATTCAGGCACACTAGCTTGTGGACTTGCATAAACATTTTGCATTGCCCCAATACGAACATTACCAGGCGCTTCTCCGTATACATTAGAAGCACCACCGTACAATGATCCAAGTATTTCAGAAGATATTTCAGTTCTTACTTTATCTCTTAGCTTCATAGTAGAAACTATACTCAAATGATCAGAGCTGTTATGTCTGTATGGACGCGTACCAAATGCAGAGTCAGGAGAATACATTACCCAACAGTTTCCGCTCATATGTCTTGTAGATCTTGACGCAGGAACACCATTTTGCTCTCCAGATATCCAAGCACCAAATTGATCGTAACCAAAAAATCTGCTATTAGTAATAAAATCATTTCCATTAGAATCAAAATATCCATCTTGATCTTTCATAGATAATATTTGTAATGCAGCAGAAGTTGCGACAGTTACATAATTATGTGTAGATGGAGTACCACTTGCACTTTGATCCTCTGCAGAATCTGTAGGATCTAAACTATTTGTATAATAATTAAGCCCTAAATGTCCACCTACAAATAAATCATATTCAGGCCAAAACATTTCAAGACCATTTGTAGTACCTGTAGATGTACCTGTATTTGCTGTAGGACCACCTAAAGCTGTAGAAAAATTAGAAGCGGCAGAATATGGTAATTTAACCATTGTATAATAAGGAATAGTATGAGATTCAGAGAGAGTTGTTGAACCTGTTTGTCCACTTCCTTCTGCCACTTTTTTTCCATAATAAACAGTTTGTTTTAAAATGCCCTGCTGCAATATAGTTCTGTCAGTATCTCTTCTTTGAGCTCTTACTATTTGAAATCCTGATATTTTTTCTCTTACATGATTTGGTATTTTAAATTCAAATATCAAACCTAAATCATATGTCCAATGTCCATTTTTGCCAGGAGATGACCAAAACTTTCTTTTATTATTAGAGTTTGATACACTTTGTCCTGTAACATCATTTAAATCTTTGTCATGTATATTGTATCTGTTACACACACCAGGTACAGGCATAGACTGATCTAAAGAAACTCTATAGTCTCTAGCATAATTATCAACTTTATACAAATCATCTCTGCTGTCAGTATCCCACGAACCTACACCATAATTTCCATAATCTCTTTGCCAGTATGCATCGTGGTGATATGGCATTTGTATATCACCTATAAATAAAACATTACCAGGGTTTCCTGCCAAATCATAGACTAACACACCAAATCTATATGTTTCACCTCTCTGATAGCCTCTATTATTTCCAGCTACACCAGGATCTTTAGCGCCACCAACATTACTTAAAACAGCTTTGTAGAAAGCGTCTCCATTATTTTGATTTACATCTGTATATGAATCAGTAAAATAGTTTCCGTAACCTCCATCAGCACTTCCATAACTCATTTGATTTGTTCTTCCTTTTGATCCTACAGAATCAGATTCTTTTTTACTTAAATTAAAACTTACTCTGCATCCACCTAAAGCATTTCCAGTTAGTCCTGAATCAGAAAAACCTACAGACATTGCTCCTAAAACAGGTTTGTCTGACATTTTAGGCATATATCTTGAAGCTTTAGTTTGTGTTTTGTAAACTGAATTTAATTCAAATTTTTGATAACCACCTCCTGTAACTAATTCTGTAACATTTGCAGAATCATATGGCAAAGGACAAAAATGATCTTTTACTAATACATCTGGGGTTGTTATTTCACCTGGATGATTTGAGTCAGAACTTAACTGCTCTAAAGAAGCTCTACGCACTTTTACATTCCATTCTGTTTCGGAAACTATATTTGTTATAGTTCTTAAATTAGCAGCAAAAAGTATATTATCTTTTATAGCTATATCTTTACACACATCCCAAGTGTTTGATGGTATTAAAACCTCAGCTAATCCATTAGGTATAGGTGGTCCTGTCACAGAATGATAGCACGTAATATTTTCATTAATACCTGTCCCGCTAATAGGTATAGTAGCTACTTCGTGTACTGTTGGAGATACTTCTAAATCTTGCCAATAAACAGCGTATATCTCTGCAAAATTATATCTTTGATCTACATTGTTTATAATGATTTGTAGGCCTGTACCTGTACTTACTCCTGAAGCTGATCCATAAGTACCTATATAACTACCAGCATGTTCTGAAACATAATATACGTTACTTAATGGAGAAACGCCAGAAACAGATCCTTCTTCTGTCACATATTTATAAAAGTAAGAATAACATCCTGACAACAAACCTCCAGATACTTGAGCCTCTAATACTGGTTGATTAAATCTAGACTGTGGTTTTACAGATAATTCATTCACAAATATATTTGATAAATCAGATTTTAATGAAAAAGATCTTAACGGATTTATATTATCAGTCCAATATATTCTTGTAATACATTCATTTTCTACAATACCTTCAACTTGACAACTTACATTTGGATCCATATTTAAATTTGGAACCTCGCCTACATTATCATAACAAACACGCAAATCTTGTGCCGAATGAAAATCACCTCTAGGAGTAAACTCAAGCAACATAAACTGTGTTCTAAAATCTGTGCTGTTTGTGCTATCAGAAAATATTCCACATATAATTAATAAAAGTTGATTCTTAAAAGAATAGTGCCCAACAATATTTCCAGCAAAGTCTAACGGATGATTTGTTAATCCATCTCTTGATTCACCAAAATAACTTATTTGACTTGCATCATAAGAATATAAGCTTTGTAAATCAGTTGTAAGATTTGCTATGTCTACTGATAGTTTATTTCCATTTTCATTTTCTACTGTTAATGAGTTTCCATCAGCATTTATTAGCCTTATATTTCTAGCATTTCTATAAGTAGATTTAGGTTGTAATCTAGGATCTACATCAGAAACCATACCTTTAAAAAACCCACTAGGTGAGCTTTGTTTAAGTTTTCTGGATCGTGATTGCTGTGATTGTTTTTTCGCCATTAGTATCTAGTTAAACCATCATATAACCTTGGTCTAGTTTTAGAATTAAATACCTTACCTATCTTCAATAGTTCAGATGAGTTTGGCATATTATCATTACCTCTTGCTTGACTACATAACCAATACCATCTTTTTTCTAAGTCTTTTATAATGTATTGTGGTGCTTTAGCAGCATAATAATCTATTAGCTTAAACTTCCACATTATGTATGTAGCTATGGCCTCTTCGTGTCCTTGTTTAATCATAGGATAACCTTCTTCCGACATCGGTACAGATAAATAAGTTACAACTAAATCTGCAGTATTGCTTGTATTAGTTAAATTTAATCTGTTACCATTTACATAATATCTGTTTGCTTCAGAAGAAACTTTAGATTTAAACTGCGCACTTGTTGGAAATATAATACTACCACCCTGCCTAACAGATATAAGTTTTACCATATTGTCTGGCAACCTTACTTGCTTGTTATCTATTCTTTCCTTGCCTCCTGAAAAAAACTTTGTTATTTCTGGTTGCCCACTAGTTTCTAATGTTACATGATTGCCCTCATCACCAGAACGAGCATATGTTAATGTAAGTATTTTAGTAGTACTATCCCAAGAAGCACTTATACCTTTAAGATTTTCATAGTAAGATGCATTTAATTTAGAAACAGCATTAGCCATTGTTAAATCTAAAGTAGCACCTATTAGTATGAAAAAATCTTCTTCGGCTATAAACGAAGAAAAAGATGCATCTCTAAAATAAAACCTTGTACCTCCTATTTCTATATAAGTTTTATTAAGTGTATTAGTTTCAAATTTTATCTCTGCAGTTGCTGCCTCAGGAGCGTCAAGATGATAAGTTATTTCACTTTCTAAAAACGTATCTAAACTGCCGATATATTGTTCAGCTTCAAAAGCCCATTCAGCCCAAGCGTCTATGTGTTCTGTATATTCAGATAAACCTAAATTTCTAGAAACATTATTAAATACTCTATTAACAGGTACGTGCATAATATATTATTTTAAACAGAAGCTATAAAAACTTCTAGTTGATGTCCTGCTACTCCTTTTACTTTTAGTGCAGTAGCATTGTCTAAAGTTGTGCCGCCATTGCCACCCTCTACTGTAGTTCCAGTATACATAATGCTAGTAGCTGGAGCCAAAGATGTATAAGCAGCATCTGAATCTTCATCATCTAAACCTACTTGTAAAGCATCTGTTCCGTCTAAATTAGTAACTCGTATATACTTTACAGAAGCTCTTTTAAAAGTTCCTACTGATTCTCCAGATCCAAAAGTAGCCACTTCAGTTAAATTAGTATTCTCTAACTTCATAACTCTTTTAGAAACATTCGCAATTGATGCAAATGCATGTGTCATTGTTTGTGCAAAATCTCTACCATCAGCTGAGGTGTCATGCCCCACTTCTAATGCTTCTGTAATTGTAACGGTTAGCGTTGCTGCATTAATATCTGTATCTGCCATTTTAAATATTTTTAATTAACTCTTTAACTTTTGTTAAAGGCATTATTTTACAATTCCTATATTTATGTGGTCTTACCCACACTATCTTGTAATAGTAATCATCAAGTATAGGAACCTTGTAAATTACTTTTTCTTTTTTCTTGTTAGACTCATTTAAATCTATTCTGTAATGAAAAGCTCTTTTGTGTTCTTTTTTATCCAAATAAATATATCCCATTTTATTTGGCAAATGAACAAGATCCAATCTTTTAATTACATCTCTAAATAATATTTCAAAAAACCTTTTTACTATTTTATAATATATAGTATAAGGTATTTCTTTAGTACCTTTATCGTGCACGTCTTTGACCGCCAGGTACTTGCCTTTGTACTTCCTGCTGTACATTTGTACTATCTATATTATCATCTATTCTATCATCTTTTGTCTGCAGTGCAACACCCATTTCTTGAGCTAATACTCTTCTGTTAAGCTCTGGTATTAATGTTTCAGGTATTGGATATTGCATATCATCATTCCAGACAAATCCTGTATTTTGTCCATCATATTTTGTAGGATCTGAATACAATGCATTTGCATAAACTCTATACTGAATTGGAGCACCATAACCGCTCGAAGTATTACGCAAAACAGACTTTAAATTTTTAATTGTTAATACATCTATATTATCTGCAGCATGTTGAATATATGCAGCAGGACTTTTAGAAGTAAATCTATTGTACTTTTTATTTGTGCCTTCATTATAACTAACAATAGGCACATCTATATTAGAAGTGTTTTGATTATAATTAGCTTGTCCTTTTCTTAATCTTAAATTTTTAAGACCATGTCCATCTACATGTATTAAATCTGGTAAATTTATTTTCATTACCCCATAATCACTAAGCTCTTCATCTGTATGATAATCAAAAAAATCTCTACCATAAAAATCAATACCATCTATTAGTCTTGATCCTGAAATTCCAGCTGCAGCAATTGTTCTTTCTGAATAAACTAACATTTCGCTTGCATTAGAATTTAGATCTACATATGCTCCCCATTCTGGTACACGTATAAATCTATCCATTGTTCTTCTTATAAGCAATTCTTGAAAGAAAGCATGATTTACTCCTTTACCAGACATACTCTCTTCTTTAATTAACTGTGCTCTATGATAATGTATCCAAAATTTAATTTGTCTGATACCTATAGATTCCTCTCCTGTAGTAGAGCTACCGCCATACATTAAATTTTTTAAATTGTATGCTATTTCGTTTAATGATGCCATAATGCAAAATTAAGATAAATTATTCTATAAACAAAGATAGGCCATCATGTATAAACACTCAGACCTATCAATGCGCAGGGAGCAAAAAGCTCTTTATATTGATTTGCTCTGCTGTGTTTCTATAAACTGATTTTGATAGTTATCGCTTTCTATATTAACTGTCATTAATCTTACAGCGCTTTGCACTATTTCATTACAGATATGAATTGGCCAACCCCAAGTGCTTGCGGCAACAGGATTATTATTATATTGTAAATCGCCTGAGGAATCTACTTGTTGAGAATATGTAAGGGCACCCATTTGTAAATTTACTGTTCCCCAACTTCTAGCATCTCCAGGAGCATTAACGATAGAATTTACTATATCATGATTTCCTGCCGCTACATTCGATGCCATAGGATATGTTATGCATCTAGCTTTCCATATTCCTGCTACACTAAAACCATCTGTTCCAAAGTCACGCCAACCATTTAGCCTAAAACCATTATCTAATTCTGTTGGGAACACTCGTAAATAGGAACCTTCCATATAACATTTTATGTTTTTATCATCTGCTTTATTGAATGGATCACTATTTGTGTCGTTATCATAACAACCATGTTCATTAGATTTTACCATATTAGCCTCTTTGTAATGAGTTGATTCACCAGTTTCTGTATTTATATATCTTACTTGTAAATGCAATAATCTTGCAACTGGATATCTACTTATAGATCTAAGTGAATTTATAGGCACTCCATGATCTGCTAAATCAGTTGGCCCTGATGGCAATCTAAATGGTACAGATTGTGCACCTTGCCTAGATGTATGCATAACTATGCTACTAGCATATTCCATTTTACCTGAAAACGTTTGTACAAGTTTGCCTAAACATTTTGCTATTTCTGGATCAGTATCATAACGATCTAATGCTTTGTCGAACCAATCAAAGTATGCTATATTTAGAAACTTATCCTTTTCTTCAGTTGTAAAATATGGTTGATCTGCTTTGTCTAAAAGCAAATCCATTAGTTCGTGTGCTTCTCCAAAAGTCATTATTCAGTTACTTTAGATTCTTCTATCTCTTTAGCATCTGTCTCTACAATGTTTCCTCTAAGTTCACTCTTCATTAAAGCGTAAACGTCTTTGTTGTTTTTAAGCCACTCTATTGCAGCCTCATCAGTTAATCCTATACTATTAGAACCATGCTTCCATACTCCATTTACATAAGTAATAAGATTTTTTTCTTCTGCTTTTTTCAAAAATACATAATAATCTTTGTCAGCATTATTATACATTTCTAAAAACTTTTCTGGAGTTTTATTAGCATACTGTAATACTTTAGCTTTTCTCACTACATCATCAAAGTTGTTTGATAATCCTATAAGTCTTGCCATATCATCATACTGCGATGGTGTCATACTAGTAGCTACAGTTACAGCTTCTGCAGATGCAATAGCTGCCGCTGCATTGTCCTCTTCATTTTTTCTAGCATCAACAAAAGTAAATCCACCTCTTTCAATTAATGGATGATCTTTAAGATATTCGTATACTCTTTTGTCATACTCATTTTCTAAATCAAAAGCTCTCATGCCTTGAGTTAACTCCCATTTATCCATAGGTTGTCCATCAGGATCTATAAGCTTTATTGTTTTACCTTGTCTGTTTTTGTATGCAGCAAATGATGCATAGTTAAACTTTTTTAAATTCTTTGCTTTAATATAAACTAAATGTGCCATTTTTTTGGTTTTAAAATTAATTACTCTCCTGTATTGCGTTTCTCAGAAAATACTTTCTTCTTGCCATTAGCGTCAGTAGAAATCCATTTTTTCTGATATCCGCGTTTTCCCCAATTTAACCCTGGAGTAAGGTTTATTGCCGAATTAAAATACGGTGTCTTTTTTTCTTCTTGTGGTATCTCTCTAACATCCACAAGCTTTCCATCTATTAACTTGTATATTGCCATATCTAAAAAGATTAGTGAGGGGCTACTCAGTACTTCACCCCTCCTAACCAAAACATTATTAACTAAAAGTTATGTGTGCTTTATCAGCAGCAAGTGAGAATACATAATAGCTTGTGCCATCACATATTAAACTTACACGATCTCCTTTAGTAGCACCACTAATAATAGTGATAACATCTACACCAGTACCTTCTGTAACTGTTTGTGCAGCGCCATCTTCACCATCAATACCATGACCGTGAATGTTATCACCGTCATCATCAGTTGCTATAATAGTTACAGCATTAGTATTAGCAGTCCCTAAGATAAATGTTGCAAACCAACCAGCTTCTGCATCTGCAGCGTCTGGTAAAGTTATTGCGTATGCACTAGCCTGATTAATCATGAAGACTTTTCCTGAGTCTTTTACAGTTAGTGTTTTTGCAGCAGCAATATCTTCAACTCTGTGTCTAAGACTAGCGAAGTTTACTACAGGATCAAGTCCTGATACTACGACATTTCTGTCTGGATTTATATAATTTGCCATTTTTTTACAATTATAAGATTAAAAACTCAGTTAAGATTACGTTAATGCAATAGTTCCACAGGCAGTAGCAGCAACAGTTGTGCCATCCTTCTGCGTTGAGAAATATTCACTTTCTTGATCATCAGCTACAACAATCAATTTTTCTCTAGAACTATTAATAGCTTTTAATAAACCACTAATGAATTGTTTGTTAAATCCAGAAGTAATATCAACTAAAACGCTACCACCATTAGAATCAGTTCCGTCAGCTGATTTGTAGTAAAACTGTACAGTGTCAGCATCTACAATATCAATAGCTACTATACCTGAAACAGGGATAGCTATAGCATCAGTACCACCTGAATTCGCGAAATACAAAAATTTTTCCATTTTTTCTATATATTAAAAAAGTTATGCCTAAGGGGCCCGTAGGCCCGTTAAGCGATTAAGTTAATTATGCTACAGATAAGATTCCACAAGATAATGGGTTTCTTACAACGATTCCAGACTCAGCTAATACGTGACACTCAAACTTGTCATCAGCGTTAGCAGCCATCATAGAATTAGCGTCATAAGGATTTACCATACCTGTTACGTATTTCTTAACGAAGCTTCTATTCATACCATCAGCACCTTTAGTGATCAACTCAATGTTGCTTACACCACTTGTGCTTCCCATATCTAGGAATACCATTTTAGCAGACTCTTTTAATCTTGAGTCACCAAATGCGTTAGTTCCAGATGTAGCACCGTGCATATGATTATCATCAAATACTGGACAATAAGCAACAGTTAATTTGTTACCCATTGCATAGTATGTAGTAAAGTTAGCACCTAATGCTACATCTTCACCATTTCTAGCAGTAAAAGATCCTCCTGTGTGCTTACCTTGTGGAGCCATCATAAGATCTTTCATAGCTTTGTGGAACTGTAAACGTCCCTCAGTACCTGTATACACTAAATACTCATGTCCTTCATTGTTAGTAGCGTTAAGCGATAGCTTAGCTAAGAACTCAGTAAGGATGTCTTCAGTAAGTGCACCAGCAGTATAAGTAGCTTGGTTTGAAGAATCGATTTGTGCTAGAAGACCATCTCCTATAATTACACGACCTTCAGTACCATCAGCTAAAGACTGATCAGAAACATCTTCAGAGAAGATATCTGTGTTAGTCGATGTATAGTTAGAAACAGGTGATGCAATAGAACGCTTTCCATACCATCTCTGTAATTCTTGCTCATACATAAACTGATCCATTAACTGTTGCTCACGCGTGAAGTACCATAAACGAGAACCATTATTCTCAATCCAAGTTACATCAGTAGCGTCTTTACCAGTTACTGTACATTTCTTACGCATAATAGTCAAGAAGTTTTTGTGAGTTTCTGGGTATGCCCAGTTCTCTCCAACATCTGCTCCACTAGATCCGTAAGGGAATGCAGAACCAATACGACCAACAACTTCGTTAGCTGCATTTGAGCCAGAGTCAATACACTCTACTTGGTAAGTAGTGCCAGAAACACCAACGATCAAACCAGTCGATCCATCTTGGAAACGAAGTAAGTCATATAGGTTATAATAATTAACAGCAGAACCACCAGAAGTATCAGAGAAAGTAAATGCTACTTTCTGACCTGCTGTATGTGTAGTGTCTGCAGTTGATGCGATAAATTGTTTTTTGTTATAACGTCCCATAACCTTCCACTCAAAAGAGTTATCGCCTAAAACTTTTTCGGAAGCGTACAAACCAACTTTTTCTAATAATAATGTTAGTGTGTATCTAGGAAATTGTTGAATCAAAGTACTAGCAATTTCAGGGTACTGTAGTAACGCATTATTTAGGGCGTTTTCTGGAGTAGTTCCATTACCAAACCTTGCATTCGAAAATGTCAATTTTGCCATTTTTTCTAAATATTAAATTAAAAACTAAATTAAATTATTTACTTAGTCATAACTTTACATTTGGCTTTGCCCTTGTTAAATTATTCCCTCATAAAAGCTGCGGGATCAAATCCTTTAGACTTTGGTCTATAATTGGATTTATTTTTTCCGCCTCGAGAAGGAGAAGATATCATATTTAAGATACCAGCCTTACCTTCTTCTCTACCTTGGCTACGCAAGATTTGAGCAAACTTATCTTTAAATAGCATAAACATTGCAACCTCCGCGGCATTGCCATGGCTGTTCCAAATGTCTTTTTGCATATCACCAGATACGATATACTTATACGCCTCTTGCATATCCTTCTTTCCTACCTTACCTCCCATAAAGCTTTTCATTGATTTTAATTGATCTTGTAATTCTTTTTTATTTTTTGCTATTGCCTCTTTTTTATCTTTAGCAGTTTTTTCTGCAGACTGTTTGTCTTCTAATTTTGCTTGCTCTAAGTATTGAGTAATTTGTTTTCTAATTCTAAACGCATCTCTTTTTATTGTTCCTGCGTCTTCCATAGAATCTAATATAGAAACGATATCGTCATCTTCCATACCATCATTTCTCATTTCTTCTGCAAGTAAATCTCTATCAGACATTTTAAGAAATGATTCCATTTTTTGAATGACTTCATTTTCTTTTGCATACTCAATAGGATCTATACCCTGTTGATCCATTTTTTTTACAATAGCTTCCAACTCTTCTTTGTAGTTAGTATCTATTTTAAGTCCTAATGCTTTTGTTACAGCACCCCAATCTATCTCTCTAGGTTTTTCATCGACCTTAGTTTCATCATCAGGCTTGGCTTCAACAGTGTCTTCTGTTTCTTTTTTGTTGAATATTTCATCGTCCCAGTCTTCTTCTGGTTCTGACTCTTGTTCAACCTCTTCTTCTTCCTTTTCAGTTTCAATATCACTCCAAGCAAAGCCATCAAAGTCTTCATCTTCTTCTTCGTCTTTTTTAGCTTCTGTATATGGTTGATCATCTGTATTAGTATCTACTTCTTCGTTTTCTCCTTTACCAAGAAAAGCATTTACATCAAACTCTTTACTTTCTTCTTGCTGTGTAGTCTGCTCTTCAGCAGATTCTACTAAACTTGTTTCTTTTTCTGACATATGTTAATATTTAAGTCCCTAACTATTTGCAAATATAATAAATTATTCAGTAACCTTATCTTTCACTTTTTCAAAAGCCTCAGCTCTACTTTCAGTATTAGGCTCAGTTCCTGCTCCTTCTTTACCAAGAGCTACCTTTTCTTTCATGTCTGCTATATCACGCTTAGACATATCTGCTATTTCAGCTACTTTAATATCAGCTTGCGATTGTATGTTTGCAACCTGTATTTTAGTATCGTTATCCATTTTCTTAAGTGCAGCTTCTTTTTCAAACTTAGCAGCTTCAGCTTGTTGTTGCATTTGCATAACCTGTTGTTGTTGTTGTTGTGCATCTGCTTGTTGTGATTTAATAGCTTCCATACCCATCTCAAGCACACGCTCAGCTTCAGTAGCAGTATCTGCTTTTAGCACTCGAATAACATCAAGCAAACTAACCTGTCCTGATTGTAAAGCAGCTTGTGATAACTGTGTAACAGATTGTCTTATTGCATCATCTTTACCAGAGTCACCTACAAATATAGCGTAGTCATTTAAAGCTATATCAGGCATTACGCTTAATATCTTGCTAGCACCATCGCCAAGTATAAGAGATGCCTTCTTGCCTTCACTCCAACACATTTTCATAAGTTCGACAGCTCTACCATAAACTTTTTTCTTAACCTCTTTGTGTGCATGAAACCAACTTTCTGTAATAGTTGCAGATTGAACGACACTACGCTGTACATTACCTACATACTCGTATTGACCTACAGCACCCTCTCTTTGTTTTGTAACACCAGAAATTTGTCCAGCTGTATCCTCAAGCATAAGCTTTAGGTTTATCATTTGCTGTACTGAGTTAGATAGAGTAAAGTCTACTTGACTAAACTGATTAAAGTTTGCAACCTGTCCACCCTCATCTTTAGAGTTGATAGGTATAATACCATCAGTCTTTAAGTGATATAATACAGTTTGCATGTCCATACCAAGATTAGTTGGTAACTGTGATACATCATAGATTACTGCCTTACCACCAGATCTAGCTAATGCTAACTCTATGTGATACATAACTATGTTGTATAACATTTGTATATTCTTAAGTAATCCTACCATAGATGATTTCTTGCCTGTAGTGTTATTTTTTATCATACCTACGTAAGACAAATGTGCACTACCTGGATCATCTACTGATCTGACCTGATTAGGTCTTCTACGACAATCTACTAATATTGCTCCACCTATTTTAGTGCCTGTCCATATATCATCTATATATCTTGTACGAATAGTATCTTTTTTCTTTTCTTTGTAGTTATCTGGTACAAGCTTATAAAATGGTTTTTCTGGATCGTATCTATTAGGTGATATTTTAAATCTTAAAGCTCTAATAGATTTCCACTCGCAGTGTATTACCTTTATTCTTGCTTGTTGTCCTTTCTGCCAAGATATCCAATCTATAGATGTGTTGTAAGATGCATAATCACTATGACTAGATATTTGCCCCATATCACTTAAGAATTGTAAATCTTCTTCGCTTAGCTGATCTCTGAACTCATCAAGAACTTCATTTACAGTTAAAAACCTTTCTTCGCCTACCCATTGACAATCATCAATAAAATCACTATCAGTATTTGTATCATAAGCAATACTTCTTGGATCTACTCTTCTAATAAATGGATCACCATTCTTATTGTATATCTTATAGAACTCACTACCCGTTACAAGTAAATCTCTAAATCCAGCTTTGAATATTTCTCTAAAGCCATACTTTTGATTTAAATACTCTAATCCATCTTGTGCTACTTCTTCTACAGCTTCTTTGTAAGTATACTCCATATACTTTTGTATATCATCTGGTATAGGTAGCTCATCCAACATAGTCTTAGCTTGTATACCTATCTTTTCGATTAGCTCTTGCTTCATAGACTCTGTAAACTTTTTAAGCTGCAACTTAATCTTCATATCTTCTTTTCGTATAGTAGCATCTTTGTTTGTAGAAACTACCTTCATATCCATAGGTCTACGCAACTCTTCTCCAAGTAATAAATCTATTTTAGGTTGTATTATTGGATAGTTTACTAGTCGTGCTGGTTGAGAAAAACCATACTGTTCTGTAAGGTACTGATAATCAGTTAGTTCAAAATCTCCATTATATATAGAGTAGTTTTGTATATCTTCATACACGCTATTTTCAAATACACTGTTGTCTTCGTAGATATGTCCAGCTACAGCGTCTATCATTTGTTCACACCATTCCTCAGTTTTTTCTGAGTCTGGTAGTAATTGTGGTGGAAATTGGTATGAGCTTGTGTCCATAATTAAAATTTATATGTTTCTTGTGTTCCTTTATTAATGTCAACTTTTATTGGCATTCCATTAGCACCTCTTATATATTTGCTAAAGCCAATATCTTCTATTATTTCTTCTTTTGCTTTTGCTTGTCTTTTGTAATTATCTATATTGTGAATTAAACAAATTCCAAACGCCATAGCACGGTCAGTATTTTTTGTACCGTATGATGTTAATTCTTCTATCAAATCTAAAAACCATATATCATCTACACTTTCTCTTATGTAATCATCTATTAGATCCTCCATAAGTGATTTTACTTGTTTGTTCATATGCACACCATATCTATTTCTAGTTTTAGTATTAGGTGAATGTGCTGATTGTGGCTTTTCTTTTAAGTACTTTAATGCATTCATTCTTTTAAAATAATCTAATATACCTATCTTAGTATATTCCACTAGCATCTTAGCATTATAGTACACAGCTAGTTTTAAACAACCGTCCCAAAAATCTTCTTTTTTGTCTGGTCTTTCTGTATAATCTGCTACTACCATATCACAAGGCGTATCTGTATCTAAGAATCTACGATATATAATCGCTGAACCTAATGATGTTGTTGATCCAGCTTTATCTTGATCGTATGAGTCAATACCACCTATATCTAAATCTTTAAAATCAGGATTAGGGTGATGTAATACTTTGTATGGCCCATCAGGATGAGGTCGCCACTTAACAACAAAATCATCGTCACCATCAAAGTCCCAATCTAAATACCCGCTTTGGATTTGACTTCTATAATCTTTACTAGATAATATTCTAGAACGCTGTGCATTTAGTCTAGAGTTGTCAAATCTAGCTGTCTTAGTATTTAAGAAAGCTTCTTGCACTTCCAAAGGATAATTCTGTATATGTAGATTAAATGCTTCTCTATCTCCAGACTTTGCTATGTTTTCTCTCTCTTCAAGTAAAACTTTTCTAGCTCCAACCTCATCTTCTTTACCGCTTTTAATATTAAAATAACCATAATAAGCTCTAGACGCTGGTATAAACATAGGTACAAGATTATAAGCTTCATGCTCATAATACATATCCATAAAGTCTTTAGAGGCTCTGCTTATGTCACCACCAGTACCCCCTACGACTGGTACGCCAAATTGTACATTACCATCCATAAAGCAAGCCTTAGAAGACATATAAGCATTTTTAAGGTGCTTGAACTCTCCTGCTTCTTCAAATACCATTAAAGAAACACGCTCACCCTTAAATACCTCTGGGTTATCCATAGTTCTACAGATTACTGTAGATTGAAAACCTCCAACCTCCCACTTACCGTCTTTATTCTTTTGTTTATATCCTGATCGTAATATACCATCAGTATCTTTTAACACGGAGTGTTTGAAGTTTCCATGGATTGCATTTAACCCTTTTTTAGTTTTGTCAAAGAACGCATCGGCTGTAGCTTGTAAACCAGCTGCAATACCTACATCGTTATAAGGATAGAATGTGTACTCATGTGCTATAAGCCCTGAGTTCATATAACTAAACCCCTTATCCCTTGCTTTGATGACTATCATACCTTTGCCTTCTTCTTTGCAAGTTTCAAATAAATCAAAGTACTCGTGGTCCATCTCTCTGTACCAAGGACTAATTAAAGTCTTTCTCGAGTTCTTCTCGCCATCATTACCAAGTATTCTGTAGTAGTTGAGGTAAAAATAATACTTGCCAGATATTTTCTTCATACCTTTTGGCTTGTATCCATTTATACACCTGTCCATCTCTTGATCCCAATACTCTTGGTATTCCACAGAGTCAGGATTCAAGTCAGGGTGTCCATTGTTGGCTACAGGTCTGTACCTTTGTGGATCTACCTTAACTCTACCCATACTTTATCTTTTTTGCTTTGCCTATTCCAAATGGATCACGCGGATCGTCTTGTATCTTTGCGTGAAACTCCTGGTCTAAATTTCTCCCAAAAAGGGCGTTAGCCCTTTCGCTCACTTTTTTTGCCTCATCCCACTCCCCTCGCTTGTAAAAATAGTTGAAGCGATAGCGTAAATAGTCTACAGTTACCTTAGTCTCCCTCTTTTTATATCCACTTTTTCTTTTACGCACTATCTTTACTTTGTTCCTGTATCTCTTTTCTTCTTTCTAAGAACGACAATTGCTTATTACCAGCAATCTTTTGTCTTTCACCCCTACGTTCAATAGAGTCAACTAGCGTCTGACGAGTCTTGTATATCTTTTCGATACCAATCATTATCTTCTGCAGCCCCTCAGCAGTGTCTTCATCTATATGCATATTGTTCATATAGGTGGTAAACTGAGTTATCTTTTTATTAAAAGCTATAAGCTGTTCGTCTAGCGGATCAAACTGTAACTCCTTATATTTATCTAAAGCAGCTAACACTTTAGGTAGTGATTCGCCTTTCCACTTGTAAGTGCCATATAGATCTTTGCTTACAGCTTTTTTGCGTTCGCTTTCTGTAAAATGTCTATAAGGACTTTCGTAGTCACAAACAAGTGCTACCCACTTCATAGCTACCTGTCCTAAACCTTCGGCCTGTAAGACTTCCTGAAACTCTGGGACAAGCATAACTCCGTCAT